TAATGACATGAAATTAGACGATGGTTCAACCATATTAGGTATGCATGACACAAAGAACTGTAATATAAACATAACAAGCGATATGGCTCTATCAAGGAAAAAAGAAACACTTATTCATGAGACATTGCATGTTATACTGACAAATGCAGGATTTCAAGAGCAAGATGAGCATTATATAGACACAATAGCCAATGGGTTGCTTCAGCTGGGGGTTGGAGACCTTTTATGGGAAAAAGTAGGAGATAAGTAATGAAAGCGGCATTAGCTATACTTGTAATGATATCTGGAAAGCTTTGGTTTTTTATGGAAGGTTTATTTATAATTTGCCTAGTAAAGGTGCTTAAGGGGGTAATTAAATGAAAAGAGCGATAGTTACTCCCGACAAGCACTTTCCATTTGAGGATAAAAAAGCTATAAAGGTTGTTTGTAAGGCTATTGAACTTGTAAAGCCTGATATATATATTGACCTAGGGGATACCGGTGAATGGGAATCTGTATCTCATTGGCAATGGAAGAAGAAAAAGAGACCTCCGCTTGAATACCAACTTCCATTTGTATACAAGGAAATAGAAGCTGTTAATAAAGGGATGGATATAATTGATGCATCCTTAGATAAGGCAGGAACAAAACAACGTCATTTTATAGAGGGGAATCATGAAGACTGGCTTAATAGATTTGTTGAAGAAAATCCATACTTGGCTAAAGACATACTCGTCAAAAATGCACTCCGTCTTAATGAGCGTGGATACAAGTACCATAAAATCGGGAAGATGCTCAAAATTGGTAAGATTCATTTTTATCATGGTCATCATTTTGCAGGAATTAATCATACTCGTAACCATCTCCTTCGCCTCGGCGGTAATGTTATGTATGGTCATCATCACGATATTCAGCAAAGCTCTGTTACGCACATTGATGGGGTCAAGTCAGCGTGGTCAATAGGGTGCTTAAAGGATATGAGTGCTGAGGCTAATGAATGGCTAGGTAATAGGCAACACAATTGGCAACATGCTTTTGCTATTGTAGACTTTCATAATAATGGAAATTTTAATGTTACTGTGCATCAGATAGTAAATGGTGTAAGTACAGTAGATGGGAAGGTCTTAAGAGCAAAGTGAAGACCAGAGTAATAAAAGATAAAGAACATATATTATATGATAATATTGATGAATTCAAAATAAATGAACCAGATACGCAATTAATAAAGGATTGGCGTAATGGTAAAGAAGGTGATTGGGTATTATGTGACGATGGTCAAGTTTGCATGGTTCTAAAGAGAGGTGAGTTAAAAAATGGAAACAGCAGAGATACTTATAATTTTTATGTCAGAACGATTATTGGTTCGTTTGTCTGCCGGAAAGGTGTTAGCATGGAAGGGGATATGCGAAGAAATATATATACATTTGGGGCACAAGATAAAACAGCTTATCAGATAGTAAAAGATAGGAAAAAACCAACCAACAAGGAGTTCTTATTTGCAAAGTATGTAGCTAAAGGCGATGATGTGGTAGAAGCCTTTATGAAAGTATATCCAGCAAAAAGCGAGGATTATGCAAAGCGTGAAGCTAATTTGCTAATGAGTACTAAAAGGATACAAAGTTTGATTAGGGAAGAAATAGAAAAAGTGATGAATGAGGCTGAGATAACGCCTTTATACATACTTGAAAAAATGAAAGATATCATTGAGTCAGATTCGTCTAAAGATAGTGATAAAGTATCATTACTTAAAGAGCTTGTCTCTATTGCAGGGATGAAAGATACGGATAAGAAGTCAGAGTCGGTTACTGTATTCCAAGGCTTTTCTCCTGAACAGCTTGATGCTATAAGTGGAAACAATGTAAAAGAGCTAGCAAGTGCTAAAAGGGAAATAGAAAGTTGAATCTATATGAAATATGCCTAGAGGTTTTGAAGCATGCCAGTGAATCTAAGATAAACCTAGACGATGAAATGTCTCGTGAGACAGTAGCTACTGAGATATATGACCTATTCTACGAATATCAAACATATAGCCCATATTTAGATAATGGGTATCTAGGGGATTTAAAAGATTACTGGGATTATAAACAAGACCTAGATGAAGACGAATAAGTTAGCAGTATACGGAACACTTAGAAATGGAGAGCGAGATATCTGGAAAGTAGATGGCTATACATTAGTGTTTCCGGGGCACAGGGATTATCCCGCCGCATTAATAGACAGTGGTAGTAAAGGTATGATTGTTGAGTTAATGGATGTAGATGCTGGTGACCTAATGGGTTATGATAAATATGAAAGTATAAGTACTGGTTTATATGAAAGAAGAATAGTTAATGCATATAAAGACGATAAAGAAGTTGAGGCTTGGATGTATACAATTGGCCCCGCTTTATTGCAGTATAATGGAGTATTTGAGATGGTTCCAAAACAAGATTGGTTATCCGAGGAATGTCTGAACGTAAGAAAATAAATATAAACAAAAATAACGTATCAGATAAAGAGCGTGTTCTAGAGCTGGCTAGAAAGGATATAATAGCATTTGGTCAGTTATTCTTACCAGAAGACTTTATGAAGTCTACTCCTGCCCCATATCATTATGAATTAAATAACTTATTACTAGACTCATCTAAAAAAAGAAACTGTATAATACTCCCTCGTGGTCATAGTAAATCAACATTAGCTAAAACGGCATTACTGCATCATTTATACTTTAACCCAGAAGGAAAGAAAGAATTTATAGCTTGGGTGGCTGAGGAACAATCACAGGCTATTGACCATATAAAGTACATACAAAGTCACATAGAGGTTAACCCAGCTTTAAATTATTACTTTGGAGACCTTATGGGAAGTAAGTGGACTGAAAAGGAATTTACCACTAGTAAGGGAGATAGGGTTATAGCAAAGGGTACATCTCAAAGATTGCGTGGTCGTTCACAGCTAGGTCTTAGGTATACTAAGATTGTTCTCGATGACTTTGAATCTGAGCTAAATACAAAAACTCCAGATAGAAGGCGTGAGATTAAAGAATGGGTAATGTCTACTGTTGAGCCAGCCCTTGAGAACTCAGCTGATAATGAAGGCTCTATATGGTTAATTGGCACAATAGTTCATTATGATTCTTTTTTACAAAGTATATACGATGGGTACTTAGAAGCTAAGAGAGAAGACAGGAAATACGCTTGGGATGTAATATATCATAAGGCTATTAACGCTGATGGAGATGTATTGTGGCCTAGTTATTTCTCAAAAGAAAAATTAGCAGACATAAGAAGAAGGTTTGAAGATGTTGGACTTTCTCATAAGTTTGCACAAGAATATTTAAATGAAGCTAGAGACTTAGAAAATGCTAAATTTAAAACAGAAAGACTAGAGCATTATGACCATGAGTTTGAAAGTAGGGATGGTTATGCATATCTTGTTAATTCAAAAGACGCTATCCCCATAAATGTATACATAGGAGTTGACTTAGCTTATGAAGCTAATGAGTCTAGTGACTTTCAAGTAATAATGGTAATAGGTATAGATAGTGATAGGAATATATATGTAATAGATTATATGCGTGAACACATACCTTTATACGATATGCCAGAAGAAATACTAGAATACTCAAGAGAATATTCCCCTGTTAAGCGTGTGAATGTTGAGCATGTTGGTGCTCAAGGCATAATAAAAGACGCTGTTAATAAGATGTCTGGCTCAGAAAGAAAGGTTGCTCCCGGTATAGCATTAGGCATAAGACCTCCTACTGGTATAAAGAAAGAAGATAGGCTTGAATCTTTATTGGCACCACTTGTTAATCGTGGTAAAATGTTTATAAAAAGGAAACATCAACATCTAGTCGATGAGATGTTTCAGTTCCCAAAAGGCAGAAATGATGACGTTCTAGATGGTCTATGGTATGCTGTAAATAAAGCTAGACCACCTATAAGTAAAAGGTTTGATGCTTCTGAATTTGAGGATTATGTAGCTCCAAAAGCAGTCAAACAAGCAACAAAGCGTGTTATTTCTTGGGTAACAGGGCAAAAAATATAAAAAAGTACTTGCATTTAACATAATATATTTATTAAATTAAAACCATAAATTTATAGGTGCATCCATTTCTAGTATAAGAGAGTTAGAAAAAGGCGAAGTTCAACATTCAGAAGTTAATAGACAACTTTGGAGAATGTGGAAAGATGCTCGTGCTGACTGGGATACAGAAGCAAGAGACTCAATAGACTTTTTTCTAGGTAACCATTACACACAAGAAGAGTCAGATGCCTTACGAGCTGTAGGGCAAGGCGACTTTGTTATAGACCGTGTATATGCGGCTATAGAAAAATTAAAATCATTATTAACATCTCGTTCACCTAAGTATAGTGCTGTTGGTAGGGAAGACTCAGATAGTAGGATATCCAATGTGTGGAGAACTATTTTAGAGTATATCTGGGATATATCAGATGGAGACGTTCAGTTCAAGCAAGCTGTTCATGACTACGCTACAGCAGGTATGGGGTATTTTTATGCTTATATAGACCCTGAAGCTGATTACGGTAGAGGTGAGGTTAAGTTTACATATCTTGACCCATTTCGAGTTTATATAGACCCAGCTTCTAGACATAGGTATGCTGATGATGCATCTGGTATTATAATGTCTACTATATTAACAGAAGACCAGCTTGTGAATATGTATCCACAGGTTGAGGAATATATAGAAGACTTAGAAAGTTATTACGATGAAGAAGATTACCCAGCATCTCTAAAGAGAAACACATCAAACTCATTTACTCCAGATAATGTATACGATTCTAATTTCAACAGAGTAGATAAATATAGAATACTAGAAAGGTTTACTAAGGTAAAAGTTCCTTTCTATAGAATATTCAATAAGCAAGATGGTTCTGAAAATATACTTGATGCAGATAAATACCAAGAATTTTTATCTAATGAGCAAGCTCAGCTATTAATAAAAGCTGAATTAATAGAAGTTGTAGAAGTTATACAAACAAGAATAAAGATTACTTGCACTGTTGGTGATTTACTTTTATATGAACAAATTTTAAATACTGATATATATCCGATTATTCCAGTGCCTAATATATGGACAGGAACTCCTTATCCAAAATCAGATATATCTAAGGTTCAAGATTCTCAAAGACTCTTGAATAAACTTTTCTCTCTCACTCTCTCACACGCTCAAGCCTCTGCCGGTCTTAAGTTACTGGTTCCTGAGGGGAGCGTAGATGATTTGGGGCAGTTGGAACAGGATTGGGCTAGACCTAATGCTGTAATACCTTATAATCCTGAGTTCGGTGCACCGCACTTCCCTGCCCCACAATCATTGTCTGGAGAGTTTTATAATTTAATAAGTCGTATAGAACACTATATAGACTTAAGTTTTGGTATCCCTGAATTGATGCAAGGCTTTAAGGAGTCTGCTCCAGAAACCGTTCGTGGAACAGCTATGTTAGCTGAAATGGGCGAAACTCGTGGTAAATCAAAATTAAGGGATATCGAAGGAAGTTTGACCAGATTAGGGCGTAATATATACAACCTATGTAAAGGTCACTATACTTACGAAAAAACCTTTAGAATTATACAACCGAATAATGACATTACGGAATTTACGGTTAATAATATGTATGATGATAAAGGTCAGGAAGTTAATGCCATAACAAATGATATCACCATTGGGCATTACGACGTGAGAATCATATCAGGTTCTACTTTACCTTCAAATAGGATAGCTGAATACAATATGTATCTTGAAGCGTTTAAGTTGAATCTGGTAGATGATGTCGAGGTTTTGAAGAAATCCGAAATCTTTGACAAAGAAGGTGTTTTACAGCGTAAGGGTCAGATGGCTCAAATGCAGTCATACATCAAACAACTTGAAGAGCAGGTTAAGAAACTTAGTGGAGATTTACAAACCGCAGAGCGTGAGACAATGAACTCTCGTAAGCGGGCAGAAACTGAGAAGTTCAAAGGCAGGCTTAATGAGATTAAAAATGACACCAAGTTCAAAAGCAAGGTTCAAATTGATAATCTTAAAAGAGTTGTTGATGCAGAGACACAAGCTGTAAGCTAATGAAAACAGAAATAGTGGGGACATTTCCCCGGTTCTGCTTTTATAGACATCTGTAAAGGTGATGCTAATAATAAAAGAAATCGAGGAATGAAATGGAAGACACTATGAACGGAGAAGTTAACACAATAGAAGGTGTGGAAGGCGAAGTTTTAGAGCAAGTTGTTGAGCCAGAACAAGTAGGAGAACCGCAGGTTAGTGAAACTGAAGGGGAACCTATTGATGACGCTAAAAAGTTCCAGTCAATGTATGACAAGAGAACAGCTGAATACGAAAAGCTTAATACTGAAGTCGAGGAACTACGCAAGTATAGACAATTAGGTGAGGTTCTTGAACAAAGACCAGACGTTGTTGAAGCTATGAGAAACACTTTGAGTGGTAACCCGGTTAGTAATGAGCCAGATACCCAAACGGTTAATGAGGATTCATTTGACCCTTGGGAGGCATATTACAAACCCGGTTCACCTTCATATGAAATGAGGGTAAACCAAGAAAAGGCTCTTGTAAACGAAGCTGTTCAAGAACAGTTTAGTGGTTTGCAAAGGCAAATGGCAATTAATAACCTCAAACAAGACTTAACTAGTAAGTATGGTTTTGATGACCCAACAATGGCTGATGACTTTATACAGTTCGCAACTACTCCAAGGGAAGAACTTCCTTTAGATATGTTGGTTGATGTGTATAGAAGATATAAAGGTGGAGAGGAAAAAGTTTCTCAAAACCTTGAAGCTGTTCAAAAGTCACAAAAGATTGCACCTACGGCTGGTGTCGTTCAAGGTGCGGCTCCTGAAAAACCAAGTGAATTAGAAGATGTTTGGAATGGGGTTATGGGTGCCTCTAGAAATACTCAAATATAAACCTAAGGAGTCCTAAATGGCAACTTACAATCAAGGTATTGTGAATGTTGGTGACCCGGGTTCAGCCGCTTCTGGCTATCATACTCGGAGATTATTCAACTTTTCAGACCGTGTAGCTGACTTAGCTCCAGATGAATCTCCATTCTTCGTGTACCTTTCTAAGGTAGCTAAAGTCCCTACGGATGACCCACAATTCCGATTTTTAGAGGACAGGACAAAGGTTTCAATGACAGACAGAGCGTTTTTACTTTCTGGTAGTCATTCGATTCCTGCGGCTGGTTCTACTCTATCATATACAGTCGATACTTCTGGCGGTGCGTCAGTTGATTGGTTGGTCAAAGGTATGGTGTTTGCAGTTGGTTATGAAGAAAATAACTCACCTGAAACAATCATAGTAAGAGTTGAAAATGCTCCAGTTGACGCTGGGAGTACAACAACTTTTACAGGTAAAACTATCTCAGCGGTTGATGGAGCTGAGACTGGTGCTGACAATGCGAAATGTCAAGTAATTGGAACTTCGTATGCTGAAGGTACTGGCGCTCCAGACGTTTGGTCAGAAGAGCTTGATAATGATTATGGTTATACCCAAATCTTTAAAACAGCTTGTGAAATGTCAAATACTGCTCGTGCAACACGGTATCGTGGATACGCAGATGAGTTCCAAAGAATTTGGAATCTTAAATTGCGTGAGCACAAAGTAGACATTGAACGTGCTATGCTTTTTGGTCAGCGTGCAAGTACTGGTGGTATTCAATATACTGAAGGTATAGCTGGGCATGTTATTAAAAATGGAACAGCAGTTGTAGATGACTCAGCGTTATCTTATAGCTCTGGAGCTCCATACTTTCGTAGCTCAACTGCGGCAGAGTTAACATACGATAGAATTCTTTCAGATTTCGAAGTTGTATACGACCCTGCTCGTGGTGGAACTGATAGTAAATTAGCTCTTGCTAGTCTACCTGTATTGACATTCTTTAACAAACTAGGTGATGGTCTTTTTATTGACTCATCTGTTGGCTATGGGAATAGTGCAATGCGTTATGACGTAAGTCAAAAAGATGGTAGATTTGGTCACAAGGTCTTATCTGTGGAAACTATTCATGGAACTATGAATATGGTAAAAGAACCTCTATTTAGAGGGTTCTCTTCCGGTTTCTTAATGATGGTTGACCTAGACCATGTTGCTTATCGTCCATTAGTTGGTAACGGTGTTAATCGTGATACACAAGTCCAAACCAATGTACAATCCGCTGATGAAGACCTTCGTAAGGATATGATTCTTACTGAAGCTGGTTTAGAAGTTTCTCTTCCAGAAACTCATTTCCTACTTAACTTAGAAGGAGTTTAATAATGCGAAGTGATTATCTAAATGAAAATAGTGGAAAGACTAACGGATACTTAAAAAAAGTAGAAGAAATTGGGGTTGCAAGAACTCTAACTTCTGAAGATAGTGGCAAAGTTTTTGCTGTCGAATCTTCAGGTGGAGCTTTTTCAATCACACTACCTACTACTTTAGTAGATGGAGTTCATTACAAATTTATTGTATGGGAAGAAACTCCTACTGCTGATATTACTATTGCGGCTGGAAGTGCTATTATTAGCATGGTGCATAAAGATGCTGGTGGTGACGCCGCCGCATCAACTGCAGGTACTCAAATTTCAAACGTTATATTAGACACAACCGCACAACGTGGCGATTATGTAAATATACTTGCTTGGAATGGTGAGTGGTTAGCAGAGGCAATGAGTAGTATCAATGCTGGTATTCACACATCATAAACTTAATACATAGAGTTTAGCAGTAATTAGAACTGTGGGGGTTATCAATAAAAGGTAGCCCCCGAATCTAAAAAAGGAAATTATGAACTGTATACATTGTGAAACTCCAAACCCAGAAAAATGGTTTTACTGCAGAAACTGTGGTGAAAAAGCATCTGAGGCTTTATATACAACAAACTTATTTATGATGAGTGAAGCTGGTAAGAGAACAGATATGGAGTTTTCTTCAATAAGTATGGACGACCATATTAAAACAGTTAATAAAGAGAAGAAAGAGAGACAGAATAAGATTTGGAAAGAAAGAATTAAACAAGCGGGAGTTAATTAATGGCTACGTTTGAAGCACAGGTAGAAGGCTTAACAAGCTTATCAATAGATGGGAGCAGTGCACCAACACAGACTGAATTAACACAGTTTCTTACTGATGGGGCAAAAGAAATTTTAAATGCCTTACCTTTATCTAAAAAAGAATTATACAGCACATCAAGTGAATTAAATTCAAGTAGTACAAATTTAACTGTAGGGGGTTCTGAGATTTTTAGTGTTACTAGGGATGATGGCACAATAAACCAACCTTGTAGATTGATACCTCCTAATATGAGTGGAAGAGCTAGTGATTCAGATGATATGAATGCGGCTTCAGCAACAGACCCTGTTTATTATATAACTAATAATATATTAAGTGTAATACCTGAGCCAAGTAATTCAAACAATGCTCATGTGCAAATACTGGCTTACCCAGCAGTAGCATATGGAGATAGCTCAGTAACTAAGTTTCCAGATGAAGCTGAATACTTAATATCCTTATATGCATCTGTTAGGTCTTTACAGAATAAATTAGGTAGTAAATCTTTAGATACACCTTCATTAAATATAACAGCTGTACCGCCTACTGTACCTACGTTAAGCACAGTTTCATATAGCACTGCTTCTAATGCAGATGCTTCGGCAACAGCAGTTGGTGCAATAACAGTTGCAACTGTTGCAAAAGGAGATATTAGTGGAGATGTCCCAACATATACAAAACCTTCATTAACAACTAGAGTTTCATTTGATACATTTTTTGAAGATACTAGTAATAAAAACCCATTTGGAGATAGTGACCCGGGTACATTTTCAATATCTGTTACCGCCCCTGTTGCTCCAGCAATAAACACTATATCTTACACAGATGCAACTAATGCTGATGCCAATGCTCAAGCAGTTACTACATCGAGTGCTACTGCTCCGGGAGCTGTTGATGTTGCAAGTCATGCTCCGACTTTTACAAAGCCTTCAGTTGCGCCAAATTTTGCAAAAGTTGATTCTCATATAGATGATAATGAAGATGTTGAACTAGCTCAAGTAAAGATTTCTCAAATACAAGCTCAAATAGCTGAATACAATTCTAATATAAACAATGAGCAAAATGAATTTAATAAAGAAAATGCTAGGTATCAAATAGAATTTAGAGAAGCTTCTGAAAAAGCTAATATGGATTTACAAGTCGCAATACAAAATGCAAATAATTTAGCACAGGAATATAGACAGGAAGCTCAACAAACAACTGATATAGATAAGTTTAATAAAGCTCAAGACCAAGCTCTAGATTTAGCAAATAAAGCTAAGTCTATGGAAAAGTTAATTGCAGACAATAATAATAAATTACAAAAATTTCAAAATGAAGTTCAAATTTACCAAGCTCAAGTTAATAAAGAAGTTGAGGAATATTCTAGGAAACTAAGTAGATATCAAATGGAAGTTGGTAATGTTTTTCAAGCTTGGTCTAAAACAGAATCAGATAGTTTACAACAATATCAATTGGATATACAAAACGAATTAAATGAATTCAATAAAGATAACGCTAGATATGATGCTAATATAAAAGCTGAGTTAGCTAAGCATAATACAGATTTGCAAAAAGCAATAACTCAAGCAAATATAGACGCAGAAGACGCAAGGCAAGAGTCAAGGCAGGCAACAGATATTGATAAATTCAACAAAGCTCAAGACCAAGCGTTAGATTTACAAAACAAAGCAAAAACTATGGAAGCGATAATCACAAATAACGATGATTTAGTTTCTAAATTTTCTACTGAATTAAATAGATATACATCTATTGTTAATGAAGAAGTTCAGCAATACCAAGGGAATTTACAAAATAAACAAATGGAATATACTTGGTATGAAAAGCAACAAATAAAATTACAAGCCGATTACGACAAAGGCTTACAAATATTAATAGGACAAGGGGGATAAAATGGCGGCTGATAAAGCAACGGTAAATGTTTCAGCATCGCTTTTACCAGATGAAATTAAAACATCAGTTGGTGGGACTACCACATACGACTTAAATGATTTAGGCGATAATAATAAATGGACATATTCATTAACAATTGTTGGAAATAGTAACGAAGACGCCTTGTTAGCATCTGTTCCTTTTTTAGGGCAGGGTACAGCAGAAGAAGGTGCTACAGCAACCGTTAATGGAACTGATGACGTTGTTTTCTTTTTTATAAAGCACACTGGAACTTCTGATGGAAGCACTGCTAATACAGATAAACTTTTTTTAAATCTAAGTGGAGCTGACCCTACTGGTGGAGGTTCTGTTGGGGATATAGTTATTCAAGCTAATGAATGTTTTTTTGCAAGACTTTCTAATACAGAGATTGATGATATAAACGTGGAGGCTGATGGCTCATCAAATATACAAGCTATGGTTTTTGCAATATGTGATGATGGCGGAGTGTAATGGCTGTACATACAATAACAGTTAAAAAATTAATTAGTAGGGTTCGTCAGGTATTTCCAGATGCTCCTGAAACTTATATAGTTAACTTAGTAAACGATGCACTGGTCGAAATAGGAACTCATAAAGTTAAAGTTGCTCATGCAAAAATAACAACAGTTGCGGATAGGATGTATTATAATTTAGCCGACGGAGCAACTGACTCTAGTAGTAATAGACTAGAAGCAAATCAAGTATTTAGGGTTTATTTAATGGATAGCGATGGTGATTATATACAGATACCTAGGTTAGTTGATAAGAATTTATTATTAGCTGATATAACAAGTGAATCTAACTTAAATGTACCGGATTAATTATGGCAAGCAATATTAAATACCCAGAAAATCAAGCAATGTATTTCATAGAAGGAGATAAACTTGCTTTAATAACTAAAGTAGATTCTTCAGGTGATAATAGAACATCTGCTAGAAAAAAATGGAAAGCGATAGCAGAAGCTGTTACTGATGGGATACTTATTCATTATTATGCTGAGCCAAATAGGGTAACTGCTATAACAGATAGTTTAGACATAGATAACACATTAGAACTAGCTGTTGTTGATTATGTTAAAAAATGTTTATATATGGATAAGGCTGGTGTTTCAGTGGATGCTAATGCTATACAGTCATCTATGGCTATGAGCTCAATGCATGAAAAAAGATTTAAAGAAGCTATACAAAGATATGGCGTAAGGAAAAAAGATAAAACTGGTGGAAGTAGAGTAGTAAAAGTACCAAATTTAGTTTAACCAATATAGATGCTTTTAAGCGGTGGTGGAGGAATATAGGGTAAATTATGTCAAACATTAATAAATATACAACAAAGGAAGTACTAAATAAAGTACTCCTTGATTCTTCAGGAGATGCGGTAAACGCATACTCTCACACATCACAAGAAGCTTTAAACACAGCTTTAGATGCTACAAACAATAGATTAAACGTATCTCTTAAGGGTGGTACAATATCTGGTGATGTTACCATTTCAGGTGATTTAACTGTAAATGGTGATGGTTCAGGTAATTACGATGAAATAGTAAATGGTAATTTAGTTTTATCTTCTGGAAGTAAACTTGGAGTGGGGATAGGGGATGCAGTTCCTTCAGCACCTGTTCATGTATCAGTAGCGGCTCAAGATGGTCGAAGTTCTCCTATAGAAACATTAAGGCTTGAAGTTTCTGAATCATTTGGAAATGTTGATGTAGGCAGTAACCAAGGGCCAGCTATTGATTTTTATGTTCCTGTTGATTCTAACACATCACAAATAGGTGGTCGTATTGCTGTTGGTCATGAAAATGGGACTGATTCAGATAGTGCGGCTAAACTAACATTTACAACGGCTCCAGATGGTTCTTCTTTAAATGCTAATCCAGCAATGACCATTGATTCATCAGGCAATGTCGGAATTGGGCATTCAAATCCACAAGATACATTATCCTTATCTTCATCTTCTGGGGCTGGTCTTAATATAATTAGAGCCGATAGTGCGATAACATCTGGAGAGAGAATAGGTCAAATCTCATTTGTAGGAACAGAGAATAGTCATTCAAACTTTGGATATGGTGCAAGAATAGAAGCATTAGCAACTGAAGCGTGGACTGAGGGTAGTGCTGAAGGTACTAAATTAGTTTTTCATACAACCGATAATAGTAGTGCTACACTTGATTCGAGAATGACCATTGACCATAATGGCAATGTCGGAATTGGAGTCACGCCAGACACGAATCTTCATATCCATAAGGCTACTGCTGGTACTGTATCTGCAAATGCAAATGCTCAAGTTGCCATTGAAAATAGTAGTCACGCTGGATTACAATTTTTATCACCAAATAGTGCAAACAATATAATCTATTTCGGAGATGTTGATGATAATGATGTAGGATATATTGGCTATTTACATGGTAGTAATTCAATGGAGTTTGTTGTTAATACAGCATCTGCTATGACTATTGATTCTTCAGGTAATGTCGGGATTGGTACGAGTTCTCCAGCGGCTGAACTGGAATTAGTAAAGGATGGAGCACCATCAGAAATATTTGTTACATCGTATAGAAATGATGCTGGTCAACCTAATTTTGCGGGAAGACACGCCCGTGGTTCAAAGGCTTCTCCAGCGATTGTTCAGGATGGAGACACTTTGTGGCAAGCTCAAGCATATGGTTATGACGGAGATGGGGATTTTAATTCATTTGCTGGTGGTATTCAAATACAGGTAGATGGTACACCCGGAGCAAATGATATGCCGGGTAGGATTAGATTCCTGACCACTGCTGATGGTGCTGGTAGTTGGACTGAAAGAATGAGAATTGATAGTTCAGGCAGAGTGGGTATTGGTACAAGTTCTCCAGCAGTTTCTGGTGGTGTAGGTTTAGATATTGAAGATAGTACTGCAAGTGGTGGCTCTAAAGGTGGTTCTTTAAGACTTGGTTCTAATGATGGTTCGCCTGTTGCTCAGAATGATAGATTGGGTGTAATTAATTTTTGCGGTGCTGAAGATAGTTCTGGTACAATGACAGAAGGTGGAAGAATTGATGTGATTGCCGATTCTGGATGGAGTGCAACAGAAAATGGTGCAGATATGAGGTTCTTCACTACAGATGGGAATGCATCTGATACTGAAAAAATGAGAATTACTGCTGAAGGATATGTGGGTATTGGTTCTACACCTACTCACGGAAAGTTAGAAATTGTTGGAGATTCAGATGCTTATCAATTAGTGATGAGTGATGTAGCAGATTCTGATAACACTACTAAAGAAGCCAGAATTGGAATGATGCATTATAAACAAGCAGAAGAGCCAGTTACTCTTATGTATGCCTCATCAAGTTCAAGTGCTAATACAATTATTATAGGTGGTGGAACTGGAGTTGGGAACCACGCTACAAATATTAATTTTGCAATGCCATTAGATGACACATATAATGACCTTGATACAAAGTATGTTTTTAAACTTGATGTAAACTCCCGAATCTCACTATCTAATAATGGTGGTGCTGGCAATACCATCTTTGGTTATAAAGCAGGTGCGAATATTGCTGGTGGTGGAAATTCCAATATATTGATAGGACACGAAGCAGGGAACGATTTAACAACTGCTGATGGCAATGTTGCTATTGGGTATCAAGCATTTGACCAAGCAACAGATGACTGCGACCAGAATGTTGTAGTTGGTAATTATTCAATGGGTGGAAATATTGCAAGTAATGATGTAAGTGACTGCGTTGCTTTAGGTTATAATGTCATGTCTGGTGTATTAACAAGTGCCGCAAGCGGCACAGTTGGTATCGGTTCAGGGGCTTTAGTCTCGTTGACATCTGGAGCTGGGAACATTGCTATCGGATTTAATTCTGGATATAATTTAACTACCAATGCTGGGTGTACCTATATTGGATATGAATCTGGTGCGAGTGCTGGTGGTAATGTACACAATTATAATACTGGCGTAG